AAATGTCTATCACGAGGTGATACCACCATAAAATTAGATTTTGTTGGAGCCTGTGTAATTAACGTGGCTCTTGTATTTGTGTTTGATAGAAAAACTGATGTATCTAATTTAAATGTTCTACCACCAATAATAGTTGCAATAACATCTTCACCAAAGTTATCTAATGCCCAAATTCTAGCTGATGCACTTATAACTCCTGTAGGTCTTGGTGTGTTCCATGTAGAAAAGCCCCAAGTACCAGCGCTCCAACCAAGACCAATAGTTGTTGTATCTTCTCCAATATTAATTTGAAATGCTGCACCTGCAGCCGATCCAGATGTAGTAACTACACCAGGTGTTGCAATACTGCCTACATTAATAGAGAACGTTGTTGCGTTAGCTACACTCTGTATTTCAAATTCTTGCTGCATATTAGCATTGGTGAAGTTAACTACGCTTACACCAGTCACTGTTGAAAAGGTTACAAAGTCTCCTGCTATTGCTCCGTTAGCAGAAGCTGTTGAAACGTTTACTGTGGTTGTACCAGAAGTAAATGTAAAATTAGCAGCAAGAGTGGTTGCAAGTGGTGTAACGTCAAAAAAAGAGTTATTATAATATACATATAGCTTTCTATCAGTTCCAATGGCTGCAATAGAGTCTCCTTGATTGTCTGTAAAAGTATGAATATCTCTTGCAGCACCTATAAGATTACTGTCTACGGCTGGTTGCCAACCACCTATCTTTTCAGGAACACCATATCTAAAGCGAACATTATCACAATCAATCCAGCCACCTTCTGCGCCGTACTGTGTATTTTGCTTATCTATTCCTGGCCTAAACTGTAGTTTTGATATTGGCATAAACATTCATTATACCACCTTATTTTGATAATTGAACTATTTTCTAAACGGCGGTATTCCTAACAAGGGTCTTTTATCATATAGATTCTCATTTGCAAACTGACCATTTAGATGGTTGTAATGCAAGAAAACTTGACCACAAACATTGCCTTGAAATTCTTCTCTCCAATGTTCTAAATCACATCCAGAATACACTAACATATCACCAGGATTTAAATCTACTTTAACACCAGCTGGTGCATTAGGTTTCATAATATTTTTATACTCATCAATGACATTATTACTTCCTGTAGGATCAATGAAGATTGGCCATGGGTCACCACCTAAATTTAATGTAGTAGATATTTCACAAGATGGTCTATCTTTATGTCTTTTTAATATAGAGCCTCGCTCGTACACGCGCGCGTACGAGTACGTAGGAATTAAATTAAGTCCTGTTTCTTTAACCATAACTGGCATAACTTTCATCAATAATGTTTCCATAGCAAAGTCAGCATAATGTGAATATACATTTGGCACTTGCTGGTCTTTCCACGTTCCAAGAATAGAGGACTCTGAAACTAAATTATTGTCATACATAAATTTTACAGCATCACGTTTTAATAGAAAGTAATTAAATACAAAGTTTGCAAGTTCGTAAGATACTGCATTTTTAATGACTTGATATTTAGTTAAATGAAAACTCATACAACAAAACTTCTTTGTAAAAAATTAAATGATACAGATATTCTAATTTCATTAGACATGTTTGGATCTACACCATGATTAACCCAAGACGGAAACATAATCAAGCGTCCTGTAACAGGTTCAAAATGAACTTCTCTCCAAAGTCTTGAAGGTTGTTCCCCTTCAACTTGATTTGGTCTACACATTAAACCAACTGACCTTGGATCTTCTAATTTTAAATGTCCACAATCTTTTGTTGTTTTAACATAGTAGACACCTGACCATAAAGAATTTGGATGAATGTGTGGTCTATTATATCCACCTGGTGGATTAATGTTTGCCCACATGTTACCTAAAAATGGTTCTGAAGATAACATTTCTTCTTTATAAATTTCTCGTTGTGCTTCAAATAAAACATCAACTAATTTTTTAAATTCTGGTTTTTCATGCATATTAGTTGTAGAATGCCAGCCATTTACATTTGTTCTGTTTACACCCTTATCTTGATTAGACCATGTAATAATGTCTCGTTCTAACTGCTTATTCATAGTTAAATCGTTAACATCTTTTACATATACTGGTGTTGAAAAATATAATTCTCGGTTCATTTAAATGGTGTGCCTCCGAACCACATTACAAGTGATCTTCGCGTTCCTCGTGTAATTGGTACAACTCGGTGTCTAATGAATGATGCAAAGAAAATAGCTTGTCCTTGTTTAGGTCTTGCAATCTTTCCATCTGACATAAGTTCAAGTCCACCACCTTCAAATTCAGATTCATGAGATAATAAGCATGTCATAGATATTTTTCTAACAGGTGGTTCATTTATACAATTAACATCTGAATCTATATGCCAATCATAAAATCCACCTGCAGGATATTCTGTGTATTGAGCAGGTTCTGTAATTTGCATTCCTTCAAAACCAAAATGATTTAAATTAGTTTTATGCATCATCTTTTCAATGACTTCGTACATTTGTGGTAATTTATTAAATGGAATCCAACTTATGTGGGATGTTCTAACTTTTGTATCTATTACACCACCACTTCCTCCGCCAACAGAAGCATCTTCTTTAGGTTGTTCTCTTCCAGCTTGAATAATTAAATTACATTGTTCTGGTGTAAATATAGGATTTGTTGTCTCTACAATTAATGATTTCCAACGTGGCTCTGTTATAATCATTGTGCTCCTCTATTAATGATTGGGTTATAAAGAACATCACAGTTTGCAGCGAGTGTTCTTCGTGTTTCATTAGTTCCATTGAATGGATAAACACAGTGTCTCATATCATATGGAAATATATAAAAGTCTCGAAGTTTCATTGGTGGTTCATAATCAATCTTTGCAAATTGACCATTGCTTGCACCCAATATTTGTAGCTTTCCATTTTGTGGAGTTTGTTCTGCTGAATATTCAATTCCATAAGTATTTGGTAACTTTAAGATCATCACCGATGATAGACCTGTAAATAAATTACCTTGATGGATATGAATAGGATTATATTCATTTGCTTTCATTTCATTAACCCAAATAGAATTTAAATGTGTTTGATATTGTCTAATATGATTAAATTCTAAATAATGATGAAACATTTCCATAAACCAATCTAAAACATTTTTTGGTAATTCGTTGTGTCGTTTCATTTTGGATTCATCCTCTCCATCAAAGAATAGAGAATGTTCATCTTTAATTTTGCCAACTAATTGTTTATTAGCAGGTTCTAATCTATTAAACTTTTGTTCGTAAACTGAATTAATAGATGTGAAAATATCTAGAGGTGTTTCATATCGCAGTATGGATTGTCCTAAAAACGTGAAATTAAAATTCATGATTTAGGTTTTCCGTATTGTGGTAGTTGTTCCGTCTTACTTTCTGCAAGTTCTCCAGTCTTTTGAATCCTTTCAAGACTTTCAAGTTGACCCATAATATTAAATACTTCTGCCTCTGATGTTCCTGGTGTTATGTTTTTAGCTTTGTTTTGATACATTTTATGATAAGATTCTAATTGATGGGTATTTACATTTTTAGTGTCAAATGTTCCGTTATTAAATTCTACTTTTAATTTAGACCACATTTTAATTTCTCTCATTCTATCTTTTGCAACAGCTTCCATATTAGCTTTGCTGTAGATCTTTTCGTCTAAATCTATTTTATAACACTCTAATTTATATTCATCTGTTTCAGTTTCTATCTTCTTTTGTAACCATTTAATCTTTGCATTATTTCTTCTGTAGTCAAAGGATAATGTCATTAAATTTTCTAAATAGACACTTTGTTCTCTAACACACTGCCAGTATTTGGAAGCAATTGTTGGATAACGATTGTCTTGAAGCACAGAAAATCTAGCTTCGGTCTCTGTTCTAAATATTTGTTTTTTAGTCCAAGTATCTCGAAGTTCATCGACCATAGATTTAAAAGCCGATAAATCTTCTTTTTCAAGAAGATTATTTAAATTTGTTTCTTCTTTCTGTATAAGTTCTTTAATATCTCTTTTCTCGGACATTCAAAGTTATATAACTTATTATAAAGTAAATGTAAAGTTTTAAGAAGCTGTTATCGTTCTTGTTGTAAGAGCTGCTCCTGTCCATTCTTCTGTGGCACTTGAAGCAGGTTGTCCACCAAAAGCTAAAGCTGATGTTTGAGTACCCGTTCCTCCTAAACCACCTCTTGCTGTTGACATACTAGTTGTGTTTGTCCAACTTGTCCCACTATATAATTCTGTTGATGCCACAAAAGATGGGCCAACATCTCCACCAAAAGCTAAAGCTGCAGTTTGTGTTCCATTAGAAGATCCACCTAAATCTCTTCTGGCTGTATTTAAAGTAGCTGGTGGAGTAGACCATGATGATCCATTCCATGATTGAGTAACTCCAGTAATTGCAGTAGCTACTCCTCCAAATACTAAACCAGCAGTTTGAATTCCACTGGAAGCAGCATTTCTTACTGATGTGGGTAAAGTAGCAGGTAAACTTGTCCAATTAGTTCCATTCCAAGATTCTGTAATATTTGTTGCTGTTCCTGGTCCAGGATTTCCTCCTGCTGCTATTGCGGTTGTTTGAGTTCCTATTCCTGCTATTTCTGCTCTAGCAGTATTTAAAGAATTTACTGAAGTCCATGAAGTTCCATTCCAAGATTCTGTTTGTGATTTAGGTGGAAAATTTCCTCCAAATATTATTCCAGAAGTATTAGATGCTCCTGCTCCAGCTACGTCAGCTCTTGATGTATTTATAGATGGAGTATTAGTCCATGAAGTACCATTATAAGATTCAGATGCAGTTAAATAGGCCGTACTATATCCACCAGCTGCAATAGATGATGTTTGTGTTCCAAAATCACCCATAACACCTCTTGCTGTATTTAAACTATCACCACTCGCCCAAGCATTAGTTGCAACATACTGATACGCCTTCAAAAGATTCGAAGTTGTATTATACCAAATCTGACCTTCTAACGGATTTGCTGGATCCGAGCTTACGATTAAAATATTTAGTCCTTTTGCTCCTGTGTATGCTGTCATTATGTTACCGTTACTGTTTTAGTTTGTGCTACGCCTGGACCTGTGTATTCTTCAGTTGCTGATGTAACACTTGGAGAAGGATTGTATCCTGTTGCTGTCATTGAATCAGATGAATTTCCAAATCCTGATGTTGCGGCTGCTCTTCTGCCTGTACTTAAACTATTTGGATTACTTGTCCAAGTTGTTCCATTCCAAATTTCAATATTAGAACCGCGCCCATCTCCTCCAAGTGCTACTAATGAAGTTTGAGTTCCACCTCCTGATATTTGTTGTCCGCCTGTATTTAATCCTGTTGGATTATTTGTCCAACTTGTTCCATTCCAAAGTTCTGTTTGAGTGCTTGGTGGTGTACTACCACCATATGCTAAAGCTGCAGTATTCGAACCTGCTCCTCCCATACCACCCATATAGTATCTTCCTGTATTTAATTGAGGAGTGCTTGTCCAACTTGTTCCATTATATTTTTCTGATAAACTTGTTGTACCAGGTTCACCTCCATAATATAATGTAGCTGTATTAGGGCCAGCCATACCACCAACACTTCTTGCATTATTCATATTTGGTGAGGGACTCCAAGAAGTTCCATTAAAAGTTTCAACAGTTGCTGTATAACTTGATCCATTATAACCTGTTGCAGCCATACCAGCAGTTTGAGTTCCTGTTCCAACTACAAATCTTTTTCCAGTGCCTAATCCTGTAGGATTAGAAGTCCAAGATGTTCCATTATATAATTCGGTAATTGATTGAGTGCCACTTCCTCCAGGTTGATCTCCTCCAGCAATAAATGCTGCTGTTTGAGTTCCTGCACCCGATAAGTGTGCCCTTGCACTATTAACATTTCCTCCTGAAGCAACTGTTCCAACAGTTGAAACCGCTCTTACCTTCAAAGCAGCAGATGTATAGTTATACCACACCTGTCCTGTAATTGGGTTTGATGGATCAGATGAAACATAGTTCACCCTTCCTCCAAAGATGCCATAATATGTACTCATAAATTCCTTACTGTGGTAATACTATAACTTCAGGCCTTGGTCTATACGAAGGATTTCCTTGAATTTTTCTAGGATCATCCGCGGGTATAGCATCCCATTCTGCCTGTGCAGCTTGTATAATACCATCTACGATTGCTTGAGCTTCAGGATGTGTTTTTCTAACACCAGCTATACCGTTAATCCATATGTTGGCTTTACGATTATTTGCTGGCACTTGCCACACGTTTCCTGGAAACCCAGAAATTTGGAAGCTAGAAGAATCATCATGTGTGATGAATCCTTTGCCCCAACATTCCGCAACACAGTATTGATAGTTTTGTGCCATGTTTCCTCCTTAAGATGTTGTAATTGTTTTAGTTACTGCTACACCTGGGCCTGTCCATTCTTCGGTAGCCACTGATGCAGGTGCTGGATAAGCATCTCCACCAAAAGCTAATGCTAAAGTTTGTGATGCTCCAGTGGCACTTCCAATTCCATTTCTAGCTGTTGATAAACTTGGTATATTTGACCAAGATGTACCATTAAATAATTCAGATACTGCTACAGCAGACACAGGACCAGGACTACCACCAAAAATAATTCCAGCTGTTTGTGTGCCTGCTCCTGCTAATCCAGATCTTGCATCATTCATACTTCCAGTTGAAGTAAAACTTGTTCCATTAAAATATTCAGAAGTCGCCGTAACAGCACCTGCTGGTCCAATTTGTCCTCCAGCAGCAATACCAGCAGTTTGGATACCAAATCCAGTTGCATACATTCTTCCAGTATTTAATCCAGTAGGATTACTTGTCCAACTGCTTCCATTCCAATTTTCCGTTGTAGTAGCATAATTCCCTGGTGCATTACCACCAAAAGCTACAGCAGCTGTTTGATTACCAAATCCTGATATATTTTTTCTAGCTGTATTTAATCCTGTTGGGTTTGAAGTCCAAGAAGTACCATTCCATTTTTCTGTTGCTGCTGAATTTGCTGGTGTTTCTCCACCAAAAGCTAATGCAGCTGTTTGAGTTCCTACTCCTCCTAAAGTTGCTCTTGCTGTATTTAATCCTGTTGGATTTGTTGTCCATGAAGTGCCATTATATAAATCTGTAGTGGTTAAAAGAGTTGTAAAATTAGGACCCAATCCACCAAATGAAAGTCCAGCTGTTTGAGTTCCTGCACCTCCTCCATAATAATGCGTAGTTGGAATATTTCCACCAGCTGCCCAAGTTCCAACAGTTGTAGCTGCTGCCAACTTAAATGCATAAGTAGCATTGTTATACCAAACTTGTCCCTCGTCTGCTGATGGATCAGAGGCTACGTTTTTAACTGCATAGCCATATATGCCTTTGTAGGTAGACATGATTAGTTAGTCTCCAACAACCAACCTTGAGTATTGTCTGTAAATACAAGTGTAAGTCCAGCACGCTCAACTGACACTGTTAAATCTGAAGCGTCACCTTGTATATTTTTACCGTTTCTTGCAATCGTTAAATTGTTGGTGTCGAAGGTACCTGAATAATCGATAACCGATATAAATTGACCAATGCTTGGCGAAGCGGGAAGCGTCATAGTGATTGCTGCAGAAGATGTATTAATAAAATATCCTTTACCAGCTGCTGCTGTAAAGTTTGTAGTTTGTACTGCTTGCCATTCTGCACCACCTGATAATGTTGCAAAGGATAAATTACCAGAGCCATCCGTTTGAATAACTTGGTTAGCGGTTCCTGTTGCAGTTGGTAATACTAATGTGAAAGAAGAGGAAACAGTTCCAGCCGCTTTAAGTCCTACGTATTGACCACCTGTTGTATCTTGAAATCTTGCTTCTCCTGTTGCACCTATATTTAAATTGGTACCATCCCAAACTAAATTAGATGAGCCAGCAAAGGAACCATTATCATTAAATTGAATTTGTGTATTGGATCCTCCAGGTACTGCAGTTGGAATACAAGTTTGTACTGCTGCTGCACCATCTACGAATACATAACTTTTTGAACCTGTTCCAATAGATACTGTTGTTGAACCACCTGCAGAAATGGTTGCTGTACCACCAGAGTTGTTAATAAATACATAATCTTTTTCAATGTTTGGAACGGTAATTGTAACTGTTGTTGCAGATAATGATCCTGATAATACGATGACTTTATTTCT